ACAGGACGCCCAGGTTATCTGCCAGGCGACAGCCGCTGCGCAAAATGCAACTGAGGAAGAGGAGTATTACTGTGAGAGCTATTAGGCGAGATCCGTGCAAAGGCTGCGGCGTAACTATAGAGCACGACGGTAAACCGTTTGATGTTGAGTGCTCTTATCGCGCTATCAAAGTCGGTCGTGACCCGTTCAAGAAACAGCCGCCACCCCCTCCGCCGTTGCGCAATCCAAATGCAGGCCACGACCATTCGGGCGTAATCGTTTGGGTAACCGCCATGATGTGCTGCGTCGCCTTCGGCATCCTAATTGGCTGGAAGATGCACGGCTGACCGCTTCCTCAATTCCGACCGGCAGAACTGCAACTCGGCGAACTGCCGGTCGAGCCCCCGCTTCAATTCGAAATAATCCGATCTAACAGAGGCGTCAAGTTCTGCGGTTCCGCTGACAGCTCCGCCGGGAACGGTTCCATCGGCGCGCACTGCCGGACAACTGGCTTTGACACGCAGCCGTTTAGTGCCATCAGCAACAGCCCGCTCAAGAGCACTCGTCTCATTTTCTTTACCTGCCTTGTACTCGATGAACGTCGCCCGAATGGCTTCTGTCTGTGCGCGTGACGCGATTAGCTGTTGGTTCACTGCGTCCACGTTCGCGCTGATCGCTTGCGCTGTTACGACTTCGGCTGCCTGCGCATCGTTGTCCCAGCGCAACCCCTGGACGTACCACGAGCCGGCAGCGCCGATCAGGAACGCGGCGACGTAGCCGTAACCCGGCATCACGATACGTTCCGGAAAGCAGTGCGCCGCAGGTGAAACGGTTGGGGCCAAATGTCCGGTCTATACGCTGTGCACACTGCGTAGGCTAGTTCTGTCATCTTCATTTGAGCACCGTCAGCGCGTACTTGTACCGCGCCTTCCTGTCTTCGAGCCCATTGGTTCCTCCGTTGATCGCACGGGTGATGTCGGTAAACCGATCAGCATCTGCCAACGCATTAAGGTTGCGCGTCGTCCAGTACCAGACAGCGGACTTCGCCGCCCACTCCGGCTGCTCAAGCAATTCGGGATTCTTCAGCAGCCGATCGTCACCAAACAGCGCTTGGCTGGCGCGGCCGTAGTTCGCCCGGCCGGTTACCTGAATCAGCCCACGTCCACAAAACTTAGCGCCGTCGCCGGGTTGCGTGTTGCCGAGATCCTTACGCCCGTCGTACTTGGCGAAGTAGCTCGGTCCGCCAAGTTCTTTAGAATAGACCATGGAACCGCTCTCGTGGCCGATCTGAGCGAGGAAAGCAGCGATGCGCAGTCTGGTATTGATCTTGCCGCCTTCCATCGCCAGGGTAAGCGCTGCGGCCCACTTCTGAGCGCGGGCTAGCGGGATGTTCATAACCAGCATCAGTTCGGCAGCGTCCATTAGAGAAACATCCTCGTGTTGATCGGCGGGATCATCTTCGCCACGTTGCCCTTCGCTCTAACCAGCAAACCTAACACGCAGCCGAAGGCAATGATCAGCAAGCCATGAACCATGGCCGGACCGGGCTTTACGATATGGAAGAGGATAAGCGTGAAGAGTCCGACGTTCGCTGCGGCGAGCCCTACGGCTAGCATAGAGACGCCCCAGCGTTGTCGTGAGTGGGAACCGTTGTAGACGAAAAGAATTAGGAAGGTTGCGAAATGGATGACGCACTCTACCCAAAGCAGAATCACGTTAAGCTCCATCGTTGCCACCCCGGCTTTTGAAAAATGGAATGAGACCGATGATCGTCTTAATCCACTCTGGCACTGGGCCATCTTTCTCAACCATATAGCCCAGAGCGGTAAATACGACCGCGATAAGCGCACCAATGGCCCCTGATACGAACAATGCTTTCTCATCGTATGGCGGACCGCCACCATAGAAATACACACCGCCGCCGTAGGCCATACCCCATGAGAACATGGTAAGCATGAAACGTTCCCGAAAAGAGGTGGCCCGAGGTGCGGCCAGGTAGAAGCAACAACCTATCGCGGCGCCGGCGGCGGCGTAACCGTTCATTCCGGCTAGCAAAGCACAAACCCAAAGGTATGCGTAAGTCTCGCACTGATCCCGCATGGCCTAACCCCTATGTGTTTCGGCCATGATACCACGCACAATTAGCTCGGCGGGAACGCGTCGTCGTCTGCGTACATCCTCACATCGTAATTGACAGCCTTCACGCTGCAAGTGCGCGTTCCGCTTGGCGACACATCCGTAATCAATGCAGGGAAGGCCCATGTCGATTCGTGCCCAAACTGGATGATCGGCGGCGTGTCGATGTTGCCTGACACGTTCGGCACGAAGTCCAGCGTAGGAATAGTGAACGTGTAGTCGTCGACGTAGGTTGCGACGTACGGACCGGATGCGCTGCCGTCTAGGCGTCGCACAACGACTTTGTGAACTCCGGGTACAGACCAGTCGAGCGGCTGCGACACTTCCAGCGTAATCGGATTGCCCGGCGTGTAAGGCGACGGTAAGTAGCTGACGACCTCGGCACTCTGCCCGTAGCCCGGCGTCGCAACGCCGAGTGCCACGTAGTCGAAATAGGCACTGTTCAGCGCGTCAAGCTCTGTCTTGAAGCTGTACTGCCGCTGGCGGTAAATATGGCCGCGACGGCGACGCATGCCGATGCGCCACGCTTTGTACCGAACGCCCACGCCATCTACACGGATCTTCTCAACGCGCTCCCCAGCGTCACCCGGCAGCCTGCATTCAACGGTTTCGTCTTGACGCGTGATGTGATCGTAATACTCGACGTCCACGCCGTCGAAGTCGTCCGGCTGATCCGGCATCACGAAGTTATCGGCCAGGGGCTCGAGCATGATGTGAGGGTTGTAAACGTGGTCGAACGCTGGTCCCCTCGGCTCGTCGCGCACCGGCACCAGCAGACCGCGGTCGATCGTCAGTTCCGAGAAGCCGGCCTGCAATGCGTCGATCAAGTTCGACTTGACCGTCTTCGAGTCGTTCACGATGCGGTCGTACGTATCACCTCGTGGCGTCCAGCGTGTTGACTCGAGGCGATCCAGTTCGGCCAGGTCTATATCCGTCGTGTCGTTGTACCCAACGTTGCGGATTATGTGCCCGATTGCTGCGGAGATCTCCCGGGTAGGTTGCGCCGGTTGCCATACGCCGCTGCGCAGCACCGGCAAGATACGGGTGCACGCCAAGTTAATCAGGCTTTCGCTCTGCGAGGAAATCCGATCCCCGCCGCGGATGTCGCAAGTCAGCACGGTCATACCGGCATACGAAGTCGGCGAAGAGTTCAGCATCAGACCCTTGAGGGCCTTCCACATCATGGTGTCATTCTGCTCCTTGTCCGGGTCACCGCTCCCCTGGTTGACGAAGATTTTCTTCATCCGGACTTCAGGGCGCATCGCATACGGAAGATTGATGCGATACGTGTATCCCTGTGCGTCCAGTGTATTGTCAGTCGCTTCGATAGTCGTGGCTGTCCACGCGCCGCCGAGCGCCATGTCGCGGTACTCCCATGACTGGTACGCGATGAGCTGGCCGTAGTTACCCTTCGCGTCCAGGAATACAATTCCGCTCGGGTAGAAGATGTCGACTTCGATCGCGGTAACCACCTGGCCGATCGGGCACGCAGGAAAGGGGCCACGGTAGCCGCTGACGAGGTTCGAACTGTCTAGCAGGATCTGCGCCACGTTGGACGAGAGCGCGTCCCACCCCGGCCAAGAGTTGTCGTCGGAGCCGTCCGTGTGAAGACGCTTTACCTGCATAGTCGTTGACGTGATCGCCAGGATGCGGAATTTAAACCCGCGGTACGACATCGCCATAACGACAGGTCCGATAACTAGACCCGTGCCGGGAGCGCCACCATCGTAGTCGAGTTCCAAGGTAGTCGGTGTCACGGCGAAGACGTTATAGAACCCCTGGTTCTGCCCGGTGATCTGGATCTGATCCCCGACGATGAAGTTGAACTGGGCGATCGGCCCGGAGATCACATCGCGGCCGCCGGTCCCTGTTCCGTCTGCGACGGTGAAGTTGTACGGCGCTGCGGGGTTTACGATGAGTCCGACCGTCCAGTCGGCGGGGAACGTACCCGCGCCGCCGGGAAGCGTTACGGTGTCTCCCGCGAAGTTCATCACCGAAGCGGTAACGCTGGAAGTCAATCCTCCGGTACTGACAGTTAGCTCAAGGCCGGAGGCACCGGTGTTACTGGCGCCGACTTCGGGCGCTGTGTACCAGAAGTAATGGGCAGCGTTGGCGGACAGATCGGCACCAGGACCGTATATGGAGAACAGCGCGTCCGAACCCAGGTTGGTCAGAGGCGTTTCGCCGGTCTTGATTTCATTCGCGTTGATCAGGTATGAACCCTGCCCAACGGCCAGGCACATTTCCGTACGGATCTCGCGGGGCGCTGCGAAGTAGCTGCGCGGAGGCACCAAGTAGTCCGGGTAGCGTTGCGGGTTGTATCCGAACAGCTCCGGGCGTACGTCGTTGATCTTGACCTTGTTGCCCTTACTGCTGGACTGGTCGAGCGGTTTGCCTTGTTGCCCCGCGCTAGTGTTGGGCATCCCCGGCAGCTTCGGCATCAGCAGACCGACGACGGCTTTGGCGCCTGCGACCAGGGCGAAGGTAATGGAGAAGGGGTCCGTGCCTTTCGGCTCACGGTAGATCTCTACACGGTCTTCTGCAGTGATCAACGTGTTAAGCCACTGACGCGGCAGCAGGCGTTCGTCATTCACGTACAGGCTGATCGCCAGTTTATCCAGAGGCGTACGTTTGGAAATGCCGTGACGGTAAAGCCACTCCGCGACCATCTGCGGCTTGCGGATCTTATAGGTTTCCTTCCCTTCGTCCGA